GGAGATGGTAAAGATGAAGTAATGACATTTGCTACATGGGGCATTCATACTAATTTAGTAAATGAAGGAGTTAATCCTGAATCAGATGAATACTATACTGAAATTAATAATAGACTTTCAACCTATTTTCCTGATAAAGTAGGAACAACGAATTCCAGATCGAGTGCAGTTAGTAACAGAGTCGCTCAGACTGTTGCTGGCACTACAAATGCTCGAACTGGAGGTAAAACTGGGCGCCGCACTGTGAAACTCACACCATCACAAGTAGCCATAGCTAAAAAGCTAGGTGTGCCATTAGATGAATACGCAAAATTCGTGAAGGAGTAAAATATGGATAACGTAAAACTAAAAAAAACTACTCGACACGCTGAAACTAGGGACTTACAAGCTCGTAAAACGGTCTGGTCCCCACCGAGACAACTAGATGCACCTGCACCACCGGAAGGGTTCAAATATCGTTGGATTAGGGAGTCTCTTCAAGGTCAACCTGATGATAAAAATATTACATCAAGATTGAGAGAAGGGTATGAACTGGTTCGAGAAGATGAACTTTCAGCAGAAGATAAAATGAAATATCCTGCTATGTCAGAAGGTAAGTACAAGGGCACCATAGGAGTTGGAGGTTTGCTATTAGCTAAAATTCCTCTTGAAATGGCTAAATCTAGAAATGAATATTTCCAGAACAAGTCTAAAGAGGTGCAAGAAGCGATAGACAATGAGGTTCTAAAAGACGAGCACCCGAGCATGCCTATGTCAAGTAATAGGAGCTCAAAAGTAACATTTGGAGGCAATCAATAATTCTGAATTGGTCGGGATTTTGATGTTTCTAGAAAAGGAGTAAATTATGGCAAATGTAGATGCGCCTAGAGGACTAGTTCCTGTTAAAATGCTTGGTAACAAGTATGAAACAGCTGGTTTCTCTACTTATAAAGTTGCTTCTGGTTACGCATCAAACATCTTTAATGGTACAGCCGTTCAACTAAAAGCTGATGGAACTATTGAAATAGCAGTAGACGCTAAATCAAACTCTGCAAAAATTGTAGGAGTTTGTGGTGGTGTAAACTACACTGATTCAACAGGGAAACCAATTTGGAAGAACTATTGGCCAGCGGGAACTGTAACACAAGGTACAGTAGCTGCGGAAATTAAAGTTTATGATGATCCAGATCAACTATTCATAGTTCAAGCGGACGGTGCTGCCGATCAAACATCGGTAGGAGCCAATGCACCTATGGTAGGTAACGCAAATGGCAATACAACTAATGGTATGAGTTCAATGGAACTTGACTTTACTGGACTTGGAGCTGCTGATGAGCAGTTAAGAGTTATAGGAATAGTTCAAGCTCCTAACAATACTGCTGGTTTAACAAACGTAGACTTGGTTGTTAGAATTAACGATCATGCTTACACTAACTTAGCGGGGATATAATATATGGCTATTTCTAGATCCCAGTTAGCCAAAGAATTAGAGCCGGGTTTAAATGCTCTCTTTGGCTTAGAATACAAACGCTATGAGAACGAAGCAGCAGAAATCTTTGACCAAGAAAGTTCAGACAGAGCTTTTGAAGAAGAAGTAATGTTAGGTGGGTTCGCTGGTGCTCCTGTGAAAAACGAAGGTGCGGCAATCAATTATGATACTGCACAAGAATCTTTCACTGCGAGATACACCAACGAAACTATTGCTCTTGCTTTTGCTATCACTGAAGAAGCTGTAGAGGATAACCTTTACGACAGAGTCAGTGCTAGATATACAAAAGCTCTAGCTCGTTCGATGGCTAATACTAAACAAGTTAAGGGTGCTAATATTCTTAACAATGCATTTTCTGCAAACGCTGCTGATTTTGGTGGAGATGGAGTTTCTTTAGCTTCTACTGCTCACCCAACTTTAACAGGTGGAAACTTCTCTAATAGAAGTGCTACAGATGCTGACTTGAACGAGACTTCTCTTGAACAAGCAGTTATTGATGTTGCCGCTTTTATTGATGAAAGAGGTTTGAAAATTGCATTGAAACCAATGAAAATGATTATTCCTTCAGCTTTACAATTTGTAGCTGATAGATTAATGAATTCAAGTGGTAGAGTAGGTACAGCTGATAATGATATCAACGTATTCAATCAATCAGGATATATTCCTCAAGGATACAGCGTAAATCATTATTTAACTGATACTGATGCATTCTTTATTAAAACCGATTGTCCAAACGGCTTCAAGCATTTTGTAAGAACACCAATTACAACTGCTATGGAAGGTGATTTTGACACTGGAAATATGAGATACAAAGCTCGTGAAAGATATAGCTTTGGTTTCTCTGATCCAAGAGCAGTTTATGCTTCTCAAGGTTCGTAAAATTTAACTAATCTTTCTTAGGTGAAGAAGGCGCTTGTAAGAGCGCCTTTTTTATTTTATACTCATATTTCCTAGATTAATATAATTGTGCAGACTGGCTAGGCAGACGGTATAGAGACTGCATGGTTAGGTCTATACACCACGGAGGTAAACATGGGTAATACGACTTTTTCGGGTCCGGTAAAATCGGGCGACGTATTGGTTACTGGCGGAGCAACGCTAGGAACTAATATAGCAAACACAAACTGGGTAGGTAATACTGCTAGTATGTTTATGCAATCACCAACAGCAGGTAATGCTACAGAATTAAAAACTGTAGGTGCTATTACTTCTGGTATGATAACTAATACAGGTGAATACAACATTACTTTAAATGGTTCTGGAATAGAACAAGGAACTTGGCATCCTACAAGTGATAGTAATTCATCAACTACAGGTGGAGCATCTTGGGCTCGTAAAATTCAATTTACAAGCACAGGAAATGATTCTGCTTTAAGATTTACTGTAAATGGAACTGATGCAGCGGGTCAAACTTTAAGTGAAACTACTGCAGCAGCAGGAGGTCCTAACGCAGGTACTTCTTTTACTACTGGTTTGTTTAAATCTGTTACTTCAATAACTGTTTCTGCAGTAAGTGTTGGAAATATTAGTATTGGAACAGGTCATACAGCTGGAGATCAATATCAACATCTAATTGGAGTTGTTCCTTATGGATCGGCTTTAACTAGACTTTATTCATTCCGTTGGCAGGCGTGGAACGGTGGAGGTAACGAAGTTATGTCTATTGGAACTACTGTTGATGTAGATGAATTTGCTAGTATTGCTTCAGCAGTCACTAAAGGTGCTGTTACAGATGATACTACAGGTGATGTTATGACTACTACTGCAGCTCAATCAGAAGCTTGGTGGAAAGTAGAACAAAACCCTGCAGCCGGTGCCGGTGATGTAGATTATCAAGTTGATGCAGCTATGATAGTAACGTATACTCCTTCAGGTACACTTGCCACACAAGGTAAGAGTATTTTTATTGCAGAGTATGCACAAAAAAGATTACTGACTAACGAGTCTTGGTAATATTCATTAACTCTGGGTGAGGTGTAATGACCTCACCCTTAACAGGAGAAAATTATGACACAAGTAATTAAAAAACAATTTGATGGAACTAGAAAAGCTATTTTCACAATGAATTTTAAAATAGCAAGTACTACAGCTGAAAGTTTTACAATTGTACCATCTGATTTAAATAATTCTAAAGGATTGGCTACAGGCGCTACCGCTAACAGTGGTGATGTTTGTACTAACCTTACTATTAATAAAATATGGTGGAGTGTTAATAACACTGCGGTTACAAAACCACTTTTAGTGGAATGGAAAGCAACTACTAATTCACAAGCTATAACTTGTAATTATGCTGATTCCAAAGATTTTAGTGCTATTGGAGGATTATTAAATCCTTTAACGCCTGGAACAGCTGGAGCAACTGGAGGGTTAGATATTAAATTTCTTTCCGTAACAGATGATGACACAGCTACTATAGTTTTAGAATTGTTAAAAATATATACAACTTACTAATGAGATTATTGTTCTTTTTACTATGTTTTATATTAGTAATAAGTGCAATCACTAGTGCGAACGGTGCAGATACAAATACTGTCAGTTCTACGGTTGTGACGAATTCGACCCCACCGACTGCTTCGGCACCATCGGTGGTGGTCAATAATTCAGATATATGTAAGACGGCAGTAGCGGGCGCCGTGCAAACTCAGATTTTAGGTATTAGCTCGGGGGTTACAGTAACAGATGAAAACTGTGAAAGAATAAAATTAGCAAGATCATTATATGCATCAGGTATGAAAGTTGCATCTGTGTCAATATTGTGTCAAGACAGTCGTGTTTGGGACAGCATGGCTATGGCAGGTACTCCTTGTCCATACATGGGAGCTATTGGAGAAGAAGCATCAAAAGGATGGCAAGAAAACCCTGATATGATTCCAGAAGGAAGTTTTGTACTTGCTAAAATGGAAAAACAAGAAAAAAAAATTAAAAAATCAGAAGGATTAAGCGATGGGCAAAAGTTTGCTAAATTTATTTTATTTGGTATGGCTATGCATTCTGGTATCGTGGCCTTCTTCCCTTAGAGCAGAGTGTCCTGTTACAGCAACAGGATTATGTACTCCAGGTGTTGAAGAAACAATCGTTATAGATGAAGTTGAAACAATTGAATATGAAGCCGATGGTTATACAGTTACAACAGATACTACCACTACAACTACAACAGTAACTACAACAAATCCTGACTCAGGAGATATTCTTGATGGAAGTAATGGATTTGTACAGCCTAGATATGAAGGAGATCTCGACCAAGACTGGGGCGGTCAAGGCCCTGCTAATATTCCTTCAGGTAATTCTTGTTATAATTTAGGAACAGATAAATGTGCACAAATAACAGGAAGTGGTAATTCAACGTCTACTATGGGAGTAAGCGGAATGGGAACTACATTTATTAATACAATAGATATATCAGAACTTGATATAGAAAATGGTGGTAGAACTAATTATTCTATAAAAGTTGATAAAAGAGATCCTCAAGATCGTATTTATATGCATATTACAGGACGTAATGGAAATGTAGATGTATTTGCTGGAACAGATATATTATCAGAATCTGGTGTAACCAGTGGTTATCAAGAATACACAGGTGGATTTGATTTTGCAGGAACAATTACAAAATTAATTGTAGAGGTAGGCGGAAGGGATGTGTCTTTGGCAATCGGACCGCTTTTTGATGACGTACAAATAAATGTACTTTACAATGTAATTTCTACAATAGTTACAGAACATATACTTAGTGTTGAAATGTGGGTATCTTATGGGGGTAGCACAGAAACAGAAGTAATAGATATAGTAGAAAATATATTTGAACATAATGACATAATAACGCCTGATGTTCCAGGTGATGATATGTATTTTGAACCAGAGTTTGACGAACCAGATATGGAAATGTCTTATGACACTGTTGAAATGGAAATGGATTTTGAAATGGACTTTGAAATGCCAGATATGGAAATGGACTTTGAAATGCCAAATGTTGATATGGATGAAATGGAAGTAGCAGTTTTAGATATTGAAATGGAAATGGAATTAGAAATGCCTGATCTTGAAATGCCAGAATCAGAAGTATCAGAACCAGATATGGAACCTGAAATAGAAACTAAACCTGAAATAGAAGAGGTTAAGGAAGAAGCTCAACCAGAGCCGGAGGAGGTACAAAATGAACCTATTAAAGAAGATATGGAAGAACCTAAAGAAGATATGGCTGAAGAGACAGAGAACGAAGAAAGCGTATCGGAGACTGAAACAAATGAGAATAAACCAGAAGATATGGAAGAAACAGAAGATAAGAGTGAAACCGAAGAGAAACCTGTAAAAAAACCAGAATCTAAAAAAGAAAAAGCAGCTAAAAAAATAGTTAAAAAGATGGGGGATAAGGGTAGATATGACTCAACAAATCAGTTAAAAACATTAATAGTAATGCAGGTGTTGGGTGATACAAAAACCTTTTTTGACTCACAAAAACAACTAGATGATAAGCAAGGATTTTTTACAGATTACATGATACCTGATACACAAATAGAAAATAATAATATTGCACAGTATTATTTATTTGCTGGAAGTGAAGGATTAATGAATGATATGATAATGCAACAATGGCAGACGGATTCGGAGTAGCTATGGCAGAAATGGAGTTTGCTGGTCTTAAATTTAAAGGCGGAAAAATCTTTGTAATTCTTACAGCATTAACTACTTTAGGTGGTGGATTATGGGGTGGTTTTGAATTTTATAAAGACTACCTTAACATGAAGGAACAAATACAAAACTATGTAGCGCCAGACCTATCAGAATTTGATAAAAACATTGCACTGACAAAAGAAGAAATGTCTAGCAAGACAGAATTATTACAAACAGAAATTGATATGCTTATGGGTGAAATGGAAATGATGATGCAAGAAATAAGATTAGTATCTGATGTTGCCAATGAACTTAAAAATGATTTACGTCAAGATGTAAGAAGAGTTGAATCAATTGTTAATGATGTTGAACAACAAGTAAAAGAAGATTCAAGAGATAATGCTAAAGATTTAAAATCTACAATTAATAATTTAGAAGATGACATGAAAAAGTTAGAAGAAAAAATAAAACAAGCACAAAAAGAATTAGAAGAAAAAATAGATAAGCGAATTAAAAGAGCGCTAGAAAATCCATTAGGAGCATCGTGAAAATATCAGACAACACAGCGATTAGTATGCCTATGCGCAACTTAATTGGTTTAATTGCAGCCATAGGAATTGGAATCTTTGCCTACAGTGATCTGACTCAAAGGCTAACCCAACTTGAGACTGCAAGACAATTAATGGAAGCAGACTTGTTAAAAAAAGCTGAGCAGACCCCCGTAAATCAGGAATTGTACATGCTCATTGAGTTTCTAGCTGGTCAAAACGAAGTTATGGAAACAGAAGTACAATCTATTGAAAGCAATAATATAAATATAGATTTTTTAAAAAGTCAATTAGAAAAAATGCAAACAGATGTAGAAAAATTAAAAGACAAAGTAAGGGAGAATAAAAATGGTCATTGAAACAGTATTTGCAATGATGATGATAGTAAACGGATCAATGGATGGATTTATGAAAACAGAGGGTTTATCTCACTGTCTTAAAGTTAAAAGAGAAAGTGAGCGAAACTTATCAGAGAGCAGAACAAATGTTATTCGTTATGAATGTGGTCAAGTAGTTGCAGAACTAGAGCCTGATTCAGAAGGTGTCCTTAAAATAAAAAAGATTATAGAGCGTAAATAATGGAACCAGTAACTATAGCATATATAATATTTGGAACTTTATGGGTCATGGGTGCTATAACTTACTTATAAAGTATGGCTAAAACACCTTCTAACGAATACTTTACACCAGTCAAAAAAAGGACTAGTATAGGTTGTTCTTCTCGATCAAAGCCTAAAAATAAATATAAAAGGCGATGTTGGAAGAAATATAATAGACAAGGAAGATAATGCCAACTTATTCTACAACAAAATCTTTTGATTTACAGGTAAATGAAATGATTCAAGAAGCTTATGAAAGATGTGGAATCATGGTTCGGGATGGCTACGATCTTAGAACAGCAAAAAGATCACTTAATATTTTATTAGCAGAATGGGCAAACAGAGGTCTTAATTTATGGACTATTCAACAAACTGATAAAGCTTTAACCGCAAATGCTCAATCTGTTACAGGAACCAGTTTATATGGATCAGCAGCAGCTGATGCTTCAGCTATTATTGATATTACTGACGTAGTTATAAATGATGGCACTTATGATTATGCTGCTACTTCTATAAGTAGAGCTACCTATTTTAACATGCCTAATAAAGCTACTTCAGGTAGACCATCACAATTTTATTTTCAACGAGAAATAAATCCAACTTTATATTTATATCCAGCCGTTCCTGCTAGTGGATCTTATACTTTAAAATATTACGCAATGATTAGAATGTTTGACATTGATGCATATACTAATAATGCACAAATACCTTTTAGATTTATTCCTTGTATGACAGCAGGATTGGCTTATTATTTGTCACAAAAAAAATCACCTGAAAGAATGCAAGCTTTAAAATTAATTTATGAAGATGAATGGAAAAGAGCAGCTGATCAAGACGGTGCAAGAACAAGTTTATTTTTAACACCCCAAGCATATTTTCCATCGGTAGGTTAACATGGCTAAATTTGCAACAGGTAAAAATGCTTTAGCTATATCAGACCGAAGTGGATTACAATTTCCATATAGAGAAATGGTTAAAGAATGGACTGGAGCTTTAGTTCATTACACAGAATTTGAAGCTAAACAACCGCAGTTACAACCAATTAGAATAGCTCCTGATCCACAAGCTTTACAAAATGCCAGACCAGCAAGAGTAGAAACTCCTGCAGCTAGATTATTAACTGGAAATCCTTTTTATTCTACCACTGGATCTCAAGTAGTTACAGTAATAGAATTTAATCATGGAAGAACAACAGGTGAAACAGTAAGATTTAGAAATTGTGTTGGAGGGTCTGGATTTACTCAAGCTAAAATAGAAGATTCTAATGGATACACAATAACTGTACCTGCTGGAGATGCAGACTCTTACACATTTAATGTAATAGGACAAACATCAGATCAAACAAACGTAAGATTTGGAGGTATGCTTTGCACTTCAGGTCCGGTTACTATAGAAGGATAATATGACAACATACGCAGAATTAGTAGATCAAATTAGAGCTTACACAGAAACAGATGCAAATGTTTTAACAACTACTATTGTTAATGATTTTATATCTAATGCTGAGAATAGAATATTTAGAGAAGTAGATTTAGATGCATTTAGATCTTATCAGATTGCTTCATTAACTGCTAACAATGCTTTTGTATCATTACCAGGTACAGGAATAGCAGAATTTGCTCTTATTAGATCAGTTCAAATTTATGGACAAACTTTAGGTAATTCTCGTAAAAAATTAGAACAAAAAGATGTTACATTTATGAATGAATATTGGCCTGATAGAACTGCTACAGCTACACCTGTGTATTATTCAAATTGGAAAGCTGGGAACATATATCTTGCGCCAACTCCCGATGTCGCATATAATATAGAAGTAGCTTTAAATAAGTTACCAACAGGACTATCGTCTACAAATACGACTACCTGGGTTAGCACAAATGCTCCTAGAACGTTGTTGTATGCGTGTCTCTGCGAGGCTTTTAAATTTCTCAAAGGCCCCTATGACCTACTTGGTCAATATGAACAAGGTTATGCTAATGCATTACAAGACTTGTCTATAGAGC